GGATTTATGAAACTGTTGTAGGGTTTCAATTACCTGCTAACCTGTTGTCTCGTTTTCGTTGGTTGTCCGATGGGGATGTAAAGGTACAGGAAAGTTTGTTAAATCATTTCTTAGAACAAGAAAAATCTATTATGGTTGATGCTTTAGGTGGAGAACTCAAACACCTACAGGAAAGGTTTAGAACCCCGTCACAAACGCATGTTTCTAAGGCCTCTTATAGTTTTAAATTAAGTAATCATTCCTTATCGGTAGTCTTTTCTAAGAAAGTACAGGGGATTCATTATAACCTTGTGGAAAGTGATAACTCACCTGCTGGCTGTCTATTTCTGTTAGGACTTATAGGCGGTTTGTCTTATTTAATGTTTTAAGTGCTTATCTAAGCAATACCCCGGCCTGTGTTAAGTCCTGCTTTGTTTGTTCCCATGATTGATTTAGTATTATCTCGTTTCCGTTGGTGAGCAAGATCACTGTCTCGGATTCCGAGCGGGGGGAATATCCCGCAATCATAGTTAAAGTTATAGAAGTTTTACATGAAAATTCAAACAAATTTAGAACTGGTAATTCTCTGCGAAGTAGACGGCCTTCTGTAAAATCCTTAAGTAAAGATTCTAAAAACATTGAAACGGTCTTATTTTTGTTTTCGGCTATTTTCTGAATCTGTATAGCAAAGTCGGGATCTAATACAGTTGCAAGTACCTTTTTCTTTTTCTTAGTTCGTTCCATACAATCCATTCTCTATTTAATTGTTTTAATCATGATTAAATGTTTTGACACTACGCAACCGTTACGATATTCTGCATAAGTCATCGGCTAATTAGTGCCAAAAGATAGGAAATAGAAGAAAGAAATGTATGACTGTTGCCGCAGTTATACAAAATTAAATGAGGCTCCGGGATTGCCGTCCCAAAGCCTCTAATAAAGTCGGGGGAGCGTGTTTAGGATTCCACCCGTCTCTTTTGCTATTCATTATATTTCCATCTTGACAAATTGTAAAGGTTTATTCAGGCCCATTCCTAGACTACGGCCAACGAGGTTTAGGCGTGGGCTTTTTGTTATCTCAAAAGTTTGGTACGAGTTTACAAGCTCGCCAATTATTGAAAACCCCCTGTATTACTCATACTTTCTTTGTTGTGTCCAAAACTAGTGACGCTATAGGAGAAAGACTCCCCTTTTTATTGTTAGGAATCTGCCCTTCTTTTCTGTCCGGCATACCTCATCAGCCCGGTACGCCTTTCTCCGTTTGTAAATTATTGAAAGTATCTAGTATTCATACTGCTTGTCTACCCTATTCCCAAACTGTTTACCCATTAGGAGAACCAAGCCAAAATTTTTTAGGAGTTTTATGTTAGAAACCCAAATTAACCGCGAACAGCAAGCAACCCAAGACGGAATTAAACGGTTCCAGGAAATCATTACCCGTGCCAAGAAGCATAAAGAGTTTAGTGTTACACCCCTGGGCAGGTTCTTTCTGAGGTTCAGTTATCAGGATCTTTGCGATTCCTGGGATCTGGTCATCTTTGGCCAGGGGACACACATTGAGGCCCGCGAGTTCCTCCGGCAATTTAATTGTGAAGAAATGGTTATTTTGTGTTTATCGCTTGGCGTTGATGCAATGACCGAAAAGACCCCTCTAGCTTCTTTCATTCGTCATGCAGCAACTGAGGTGAACAAGTACTGGCATTACCAGCAATTCAAAGCCTTTGATAAAAAGACTCTGGAAATGTGGGAGCGAACCATAAGAACCAAGTTCAGGGAATTTCAATTTAGAAAGACCGCTGAAAAGGTTGGGGTAGTGCTTGTGGATATGTCCGAAGAATTGATGATCAGTGTTGGGCGGTTGATTCTTGTCTGGCTGGTTGAGAAGACCCCGTTGTTGGAGATCCAGGAAGAAAGATTAGCCGGGGATGAATTTGCCCGGCCTTACTTGCAAGCTAACCCGGAAGCCATAGAAATGATTGAAGAAATGATGGAACAGATGGGTTCTGTTCGTCCCTTAAAACGGCCTTGTGTTGTCCCTCCGAGATCCTGGCACACTGTGCATCATGGGGGGTTCCATACTCATCAGATAAATCTAATCCGTGGATCTCATGAGCAGGGCTTGCAAATTGGCCAGCCATGCTTGGACGCAATAAACACCTTGCAAGAAACTCCTTGGCGTATTAACCGCTTTATGGTTGAAACCATGCGTAAAGTAAAGTCCCTCAGTGTTCCCCTAGGCTCATGGCCGGGCGTGGAACCCGTCATACCTGTTCGCTATTCCGATGACATGGCCCTAAGCGACAATGACAAACTTGAATATAAGCGCAAACGGTACAAGCTAGTTGAAAAGCGGGAATCTATCAGAGGGCAAAGAAGGGCGTTTATTACGAGCCTACAAGAAGCAATCACAAACCAGGAGTTTAATGAGCTTTATTTTGTGGTTCAACTGGACTTTAGAGGGCGTGCTTATTATGTGAGCGATTCTCTTAATCCTCAAGGGGATGAATACGAGAAGGCTTTGCTTGAGTTCAGTAAAGGGCAAGTTCTTACAAATCGCGGTCTTTACTGGCTTATGATTCATCTGGCTAATGAGTATGGTGAAGTTGATAAACTCCCATTTCAACAACGAATTAACTGGGTAATTGATAACGAGGCTAGGATTCTGAGTCTGGGTACTGATCCCTTCGGTGATTCGTTTGAATGGTGGCAGGGCGCGGATCATCCTTTTATGTTTGCGGCTGCTTGCAATGCTTACAAACTAGCAAAGCAGGGGGAACCTGTTCATTTACCCGTTGCGGTAGATGGAAGCTGTAACGCCTTACAGCATTTTGCAGCTATTCAGCGGGATCAAATTTTAGCTGAACGGGTAAATGTTCTACCTGGGGAAACTGTACGAGATATTTACAGTGAAGTTGCTGCGGAGTGTAACCGCATCCTGAAAGAACTATTGGAGATTGAAAACAGAAATAAGGATCTGACAGATCAGGAACGGTTTGCCCGATTGTTAACTGATAAGGGAGGGTTTGATCGCAAGCTCGCTAAACGGGCTGTGATGACTACGGGGTATGGTGTCACTGAGTTTGGGATTAAGCAGCAGTTCCTAGAATTGATACAGGAAGGCAAGCGTGATTCCTCTCCTATTCTGGATACCGATCTTGATGCTCGGCTCAGTAGCTGGCTAGGCTCACTTGTTGAGCAAGCAATACAGGTACAAGCTCCAAGTGTTAAGCAGCTTCGGGATTATGTTCAGCAGTTGATTCAGTGTACCAAGGGTTTGAATAAAGCTGTGCGGTGGCTTACTCCGGTTGGCTTTCCGGTTATCCAGGGATATAAGGATCAGGATGTTAAGCGAGTAAATCTCCCTAGCCGGGCATTGAAGTTTATGCCGCGGCTCTGGTACGACAACGATCAGATCAACATGCGTAAGCAGGTTATGGGTATTGCTCCTAACCTGGTGCATAGCTGGGACGCGGCACACATGATGCTTACAGTTAATCATGCTGGACTTGAATCTTACAGCATGGTTCACGATTCCTTTGCAACACTGCCTAATGATCTTGATCATCTGAATGAGGTTTTAAGGGATCAATTCGTGCGGCTTTATGCTGGGGATCCGGTTGCCCATCTTACAGACAGTGTTCGGGGTTTACTGAACATAGCCTGTAATGACACAAACCGTATATTGAAAGACAATCTCAGGCATGATGTGCTTGTTAGTCTGGAAGCGGGTATTAAGCCTGTTAAAGACATTAAGAAGGAAATCAAGGCGGCTGGTATGGAGACTGAGGCTAAAGAGTTTCTGAGGCTAAAGACGGTGCTAGCAAGCCTGCCTGTAAGACCAAAAACAGGAACACTTAATATCAATCATGTTACTGGCTCACGGTATTTCTTTGCATAGGGAGGGATATTCCAAGAAAGAAACCAAACAAGTTAACGACTAGGCAGGATTGGCGCACACCTAAAGAGATTGTGGAGTGTGCCGATCTGCTGTTCGGGTATCATGATTTTGATGCCGCATGTACGCCTGATAACTGCTTATTTGCTCATGGGTTTAAGCTGGGGCGTGATGATTGGGGATGGCATAAGGACGCATTATCTGAGCGTTGGCCCACAAACTTTAACATCTTTTGTAACCCGCCGTATGACCAAACAAGAAAGTTCATAGAACGGGCTATTGATCAAGTCTGTAATGTCGCCAATATGATTGGGGCTACATTCCTGATTCCTGCAAACACTGATACAAAACTATGGGAACTGATTTCGGAATACGCAAGTTGTATTGTATTTCTGCGTCCAAGAATAGCTTTTCTAAATCCTGAGACATTGCAACCTGGTCTTGCGTGTGGGCATGGCTCCGCGTTTGTCCGGTTCACACCAAAACGACAAATCACACACTCACAAACTGTTAAATTTTTGAATTGGGAACAATTCTACCAAGGAATTTTATGAAAGAATTATTGCCTGTAGGCAAAGCTAGCTACTTTTTTATGCAGCCGCGAGAGAATCGCAACGATTTATCAAAGCCTAAGACCTACAGCGGGAATCTGATTCTGGATACAAGACAACCAGAGGTCATCCAGTTCATGGAACGGGTACAGGCTGTTATGCTAAAGGTTAAGGAGGGACGGGCGGTTGAAGAAATTGACGCGCGTAAGATCGCACAGAAGGAGAAAGAGTATCTGAAAGCAAAGATTGAGCTTGTTTACCCGTGGAAGCATGAGATTGATGATCAGGAAGTAGAAACAGGCCGGATCATTCTATCTCTGCGCAGAAAAGAGGGTGAAGGATCTCCGCAATTTCTGGAATGGAATCCTGGGCCTGATGGAAAGCCACAAAAGTTTAAGGGTGCAATGATCCAGCCTGGCTCACAAATCCAGGTCGTTGCAGAAAAGAACCCAAACTACATGATGGCTTCAAATAAAGTGTTTTGTACATTGAAGTTACATGCAGTAAGGATCAAAAGTCCTGATAACTCTGAACTGTTTGATTGGTCTGATGCTGAACCGTTTGATCCTGCTGATGCTGGTGATATTGACGGTGCGGTGCCTGCTGGCGTGGATGGCTCGGAATTTTAAGGCTTTGGCCGGGATGCGTTCACGGTTTGAAAATGATGTACGGGCTTATCTTGAGGCTCATAATCAGCAATTCAGCTATGAACCGTTCCGGCTTGAATATACCAAACCACAGAAAACCCACTACTACAAACCTGACTTTGTTTTACCTGGGGGAATGATCATTGAGGCTAAAGGGATCTTTGATGCAACGGATCGCAAGAAACATCTACTTGTTAAGGCTGCGCATCCGCATTTAGATATCCGTTTATTGTTTCAGAATCCTAACTGTCCTATCTGTCCAGGGTCTAAAACAACCCTGGCAGTGTGGGCAGATAAGAATGGGTTTAAGTGGGCTAAAGGTCCAAAAATCCCTATTGCATGGCTTGAGGAAGATCAGCTAATGCTTGTGGGTTAGGGGGTGTCATGAAAGACAAAGGTACTTTTGTTCAGCATATACCCTGTGATTCCTGTGGTAGTAGTGATGCTAACGCTTTGTACGACAATAATACTACCACCTGTTTTGCTTGTGGCGCATACAGTGATCTTGATGGTACAGAACCAGAAAGTTTTACTGTGGTTCGTGGGCCTAAAGGGGTATATCCAGAGCTGGAATACAAAGCCCTGGCAGTCCGTAAGATTGGGGCTGATACTTGCAAGCAAGCAGGCTATGGGGTTTGTACATATAATGGTTCACCTGCTCAGGCTGCTATCTACAGAAGTCTTGATGGTCATACCCTGGGGATGAAGTTTAGGACACCTGATAAACAATTTCGCTGGAGTGGTGAATCAGGAAATCTGTTCTGGGGGCAACATAGGTACAGATCAGGGAATCGTAGCCTGGTCATTACTGAGGGTGAGATCGACGCGCTCAGCGTGATGGAAGTCTTGCATAAGATCCCCGTGGTCAGCTTGCCTAATGGCTGTCAGGCAGCTAAGAAAACGATACAAGCAAATCTTGACTGGCTTGATCAGTTTGAGACTGTGATACTTTGGTTTGACAGTGACGAACCAGGTAGGCAAGCAGTTGAGGACTGTATCAGTCTGTTAAAGCCCGGACGGGTTAAGGTTGTTAGCGGTTTGCCTGCTGATTGTAAAGATGCAAATGATGTTCTTACAAAACACGGGGCTAAATTACTTACAAGCCTTGTCTTTGATGCTCCTGCTCATCGTCCCGATGGGATCCTGAGTGGTTCTGATATTAAGGTTAATGATCTGTACATGGCTGAGGCTCCTAAAAGCGTTGATCTAAGCGTTCTTAGTCCGTTGCTGTCTGATAAGCTCAGAGGTTTACGAAAAGGTGAATTAACCCTTCTTACTGCGGGTACAGGGTGTGGTAAAAGTACATTTGCTCGTGAGCTAGCCTATCTGCTTTTGATGCAGGGTTATCGGGTTGGATACATGGCCCTTGAAGAAAGTAAAGAGAAAATGGTACTCGGACTGATGGCACTACATCTTGGTTTACCGCTGGGATCCTTGTTTATGGATCGTAAGCAGATTCCGCAAGAGCTTTTCGATCAGGCCCACAAGCAAGTAACGCCAAACCTGTATCTTTACGACCATTTTGGATCAGTGGCAAGTGAGCAATTACTTAACCGTTTGCGCTTCCTGGCTACTGGTCTTGAGTGTGATTTTGTTGTGCTGGATCATATTAGTATTGCCATAAGCGGTATTGATACTCAGGATGAACGGAAGGCCATTGATGTAATGATGACGGGTATCCGATCTTTGATTGAACAAACGAAGGTAGGTATGCTGGTTATCAGTCACTTGAAGCAGCCCGAAGGCAAGGCACATGAGGAAGGGCGGCAAGTGAGTATTAACGATCTGCGCGGCTCTGGAAGTCTAAAGCAGTTAAGCGACAATATTATCAGTATAGAGCGCAATCAGCAATCAGAAGATGAGGGTAATCACAGTTTAATCAGGGTCTTGAAAAATCGCTTGTTTGGGGATTTAGGCAAGGCTGATTTGCTTGTTTACAGTAAGGATACAGGGCGATTAGTGCCTACAGAACAGGGCGACGGTACAGAACTGTTACAGGGTGAGTTCTGACACAAGCCAATTATTGAAAGGAACGACAGATGAATTATTTAGTGTGGGATATCGAAACTAACGGGCTACACAAGCCTAAAATTGGAGCTAAGGGTACCGTTACGCCTGCTTTGGATCGGATGCACTGCGCAGTATCCATAGAATTAGGTAGTGAGTTCGTTGGTAAAACACGGGACTTTCAGAGCTTGATCCATAGCTTGTTAGCTTATGACGGTAAAATCGTAGGGCATAACATTGCGGGTTTTGATATCCCAACATTAGGCCGATTAACGCGGCTTGCTGGGCGGTTGGATGGATGGGAAGCTCAGGCAAAGAGGCTCATAAATAAAACTCTTGATACCCGGCTTATGTCTCGGCTTTTGTGGCCTGAAATCAAAACAGAAAAGTATCAGTTCCCGGGTGAACGATCACCACGGAATGACTTTGAGCGATACAAGCAAGGCAAGTTACCAGGTAATTTGATGGGGCGGTACAGTCTTGAGGCTATGGGGTATCGCATTGGGGAATTAAAAGGGACTTATGCGAAGTCTACGGACTGGCAAGAATTTACCAGTGAAATGTTAGATTACTGTATTCAGGATGTGCGGGTAAATGTAAAGTTACTTGAAGTGCTGTTATCTCAATGGGATCCGAGTTTGGATCAAGCACTGCAAACTGAGCAATGGGTAGCTTATCTGATTGCTTTGCAGGAAGAAAACGGCATCCATTTTGATAAGGGCGCGGCCCTGGATCTGGAACGAACACTGTTAACCCGGGTGTCTTATCTGCGTGCAGAACTGAGAGCATTATTTCCTGCTGCTGTCACTCATGAGGAATTTACCCCCAAAGTGAATAATCCAAAATATGGTTATACCAAGGGCGTTCCTATCATCAAAACTCATGTGGTAGATTTTAACCCGGGTTCTAGGCAGCACATAGCCCAGAGACTTGTTAATGTTTATGGATGGAAGCCTACTGAGTTTACAAAAACGGGACTGCCTGAGATCAGTGAAGAGGTTCTGGAAGGTCTAACCTATCCAGGCTGTGACATGATCAAGGAATACTTGCTTGTGAGTAAGCGGTTAAGTCAGGTGAGTACAGGTAAGCAAAGCTGGCTAGCTCATGCGCATCGTGAAGGAACACACCATAAAATCTATGGGGGCGTTGATACTACTGGCTCACTTGCCTATCGTATGAGCCACAATAGCCCTAATCTTGCTCAGGTACCAAGCTGTGGTAATCCTTATGGTACGGAATGTCGTAGTTTGTTTATGCCGCCCCCTGGGTTTGTGATGGTTGGCTGTGATGCTAGCGGGCTTGAGGCTCGTATACTAGCTCATTTCCTGCATCCTTACGATAAAGGGGCGTTTGCCAGTGCTGAAATTGATGGCCGGAAGGAAGATAAAACGGATGGGCATAGTATCAGGGCGGTTGCTTTAGGCATGAGTCGTGATGATGCTAAAACTTGGTTTTATGGTTATATGTATGGGGCTGGCGATCTACTCCTGGGGGGTGGTTCGCCAATTAAAGGCAAGCGACTCCGAAAAAAGTTTGAGGATAACATCGTAGGTTTTAAGAATTTAAGGCTGGCAATCACGCAAGCAATTAAAAAGGGGTATTTGTTTGGTCTTGATAAAAGGCGTGTGCCTATTCGCTCGCCTCATGCTGCTCTTAATGTGGTGTGTCAGGGTGCGGGGGCATTGGTTATGAAGTATGCCCTGGTACTGCTTCATGAATCGTTTGCATATTATGCTAGACCTCGATCCAGAGTTCTGGGATAACCTCGATCCGCGATTCTGAACTTCGATCCAAACTTCT